ATGGCAAAGCACAAGGAGATCGACTTCCAGAAGTGGGAGCAGTTAGAGAATTACGGCGAGAAGATGAAGGCGGCAGTCTGGGCTGCCAGCCAGGCCGTGAAGCGTTGGCTTGATCTTGCCGACGAGTTGATGGATGACGCCGCTGCAGACGGATCTGACATGTACTGTGCAGCGTGTGTCGTGAATGAGAACCTGCAGAAGATGCTGGTTAAGATGGGCATTGACGTTGGCGAAGCCCCCGCCCACGAGGCACCTGCTCACAGTCCGAGCGGTTTGGACTGTCTGGAGGGTCAAGAGTATCACAATGAATATCAACATTATCAAAAAGCAGAATAATCATGGCAAAGAAGATTTATGTGACCGATGAAGCCAAGGCTAGATTGGCTAATGTGTTTAAGGTGACCCGCATGATGGTGTGGAAGGCCTTGAACTTTGAGAGCAACAGCATTTTGGCGCGTAAGATCCGCTACGTTGCCTTGTCGCAGTATGGTGGTGTGCCCAACTGGAAGTCTGCCGAGATGGAGACCACGCATGAGGAGGCCGCCAATACCATGACGCAGACCTTCGGCGATCACGTGAAGCTGGTCGTTAAGAAGGGCAGCGGTATTGTCACCGTCCTTGTTGACGATGAGGTGGAGCGTGAGCGCCAGGTGGAGAGCATTCCCGAGTTCATGGAGCTGCAGAGTGAGGTGAGCCGAATGGCCTTGAGTCTGTGATATGGAGTATTTCGGCAAAATACTGTGTATATCGGTGTGTGACCTCACCCATGACGACCGTCCGGTTGTCGTGGATGGTGTTGCTGACTGGAGCCATAGCCGTGTGCTTGCTGGCCGCCGTCCGCAGGACTTGCCGCTTGACATCCTTGCCCCCATCATGAGTGTTCCCAACTACAAGCAGCTGTGCGCCCGCAAGAAGATCAATGTGGTGCGTCAAGGTAAGGGTCTTGGCAATTATGCCCTGGTTGAGGTTGCCACGTTGCCTCACCGCTTCCGTGACCGTGTCGTTGCCAAGTATGGCGAGCTGGAGCAGAACGTGCTGCGCGACTGGTTTGAGAGCCACTACCGTGTAGATGCCGAGGCCCGCAGCTGGTACACGCGTTTCCGCTTTGCTGACGGCAGCCCCTTGCCCCCTGACAAGATCAACGAGTACACCGTCAACGCCAGCGTGCTGCAGGCTGTTGTCGCCGTGATGGCCGACACCAATATCATGCGCAAGGCCATGCAGGGTGACAGCATCAACTGGGGCGAGATGGCCGGTGTCATCAGCTACTACCAGGCCGAGTTTGAGCACACCCTGCCGTTGAGTCCTCACCGGTTCCGTGAGCGTGTGACGGCCTTCAAGAAACAGGGCTATGAGTCACTGATCTCGAAGAAGTTCAGGAACCAGAGCGCCAGGAAGGTCAACTACAGTATCGAGCGGTTGATCTTGAGCCTTGACAGTGATCCCTCACGTCCCTACAACACCACCGTCGCCGAGATGTACAACATGTTCGTGCGCGGTGAGGTCACTGTTTCCGATCCCGAGACCGGAGAGTGGTATGATCCTCAGAACTACACCGACAAAAACGGCGACCCGCTGGTGCTGAGTGAGGCCACCATAGCCAACTACCTCAACACCCCCAAGAACCGGTCGTTGCGCAGTAAGCTTCACGACACCCAGTGGGACTTCAACAACCGTTACCGTCCTTATCACCTGCGCCACAATGGCGTGTATGCGTTGAGCAAGATATCGCTTGATGACCGTGATCTGCCGCGACCCATGAGCAACGGCCAACGCGTGAAGGCCTACTATGCCTATGATGTCGTGAGCGGTTGTGTGGTTGGCCGCGCTTATAGCCGGTTGAAGACCGCCGACCTGTTCCTGGCGTGCATGCGTGACATGTTCCAGACGCTGGACCGCAACGGCTGGTATATGCCCGCCGAGCTTGAGGTTGAGCACCACCTGGTGAGTGGTTTTGCCGATGGCTTGATGAAAGCCGGAGTCGTGTTCCCGCTGATCCGCTGGTGCAATCCCGGCAACTCACGCGAGAAACGCGCCGAGCACCTGAACCGCGCCAAGAAATACGGTGTCGAGAAGAGGTTGCAGGTGGGCATCGGCAGGTGGTACGCCTCGCTGGAGGCCAACCGCCCCAAGGTCGAGAAGGTCTATGACGAGACCAACAACACCTACAAGGAGGCCAGCTTCACCTTTGAGCAGCTTGTAGCCGATGATCTTGCCGCGATCGAACTGTTCAACCACCAGCTGCATCCCAACCAGAAGATGTATCCAGGCATGACCCGCTGGGATGTCCTGGCCAGCCGGCAGAACCCCAGTCTGCGACCCTGGGACAAATCCTACCTGTACCGCTACATCGGCAACAAGACCGAGACCACGATCAAGCAGAACATGTTCTGCACCGTGCAGTACCAGCAGTACCGCCTGCCCAGCCCGCACGACATCGAGAAGCTGGCGCCTCGCAACAACAAGGTCGAGGCCTATTGGCTGCCTGATGCCGACGGCCAGGTGGGCGAGGTTTATCTGTGGCAGGGCGACAAGTTTATCGCCACCTGCAAGCTGCTGGATCGCTATAATGAGGCCACTGCCGAGCAGACCGCCGCTGACGTTGCGGCCTATACGGAGCAAGCCAAATATGTGAGCCAGTTTGACAAGATGATGAAGGACGAGAAGATCACCAAGGTCGCAGTCCTTCCCAACGAGGAGCGCCAAGCCGTCGCGGCTGCCATCAACACTGCTGAGCCCGTACCCGCTGCTGTCGTGCCTGATGAAGACGAAGACTACAGTGACTATATGGACGTGAGCCAGGTTGCCCGCGCTGCTGTCGCCAGCATATAAACGACATTTTAACGACATTCAAAAACAGATAGAACAATGGAGATCACCAACGAAATCAAAACGAGAATCGCGACCGCTATAGCCGGTGACCGCGAGAACTATCCCAGCGACGCCAAGCACGCCGTAGCCCTGGGCATTGCCCCCAGCGTGTACAACGCCATCAAGAAGGGCAACTTTGAGAAACAGGTCAGCGATGCCAACTGGGTGGGCATTGCCCGGCGTCTAGGCGTCGTATTGCGCCAGGAAATGGCCTGGACGGCCGCGAAGACGCAGACGTGGGTGTTTATCACCACCCAGCTTGAAACGTGCCAGGAGGGCAGCTTGAGCGCCATCATGTGCGATATTCCCAATATCGGCAAGACCTTCACCGCCCGTGCCTATGTCAAGACCCACAAGCACGCCGTGTATATCGACTGCAGCCAGGTCAAGACCAAGCTCAAGCTCGTGCGCAAGATTGCCAAGGAGTTCGGCGTTAACGCCAACGGCCGTTACAGTGACGTGTATGAGGATCTTGTCGCCTACCTGCGCACCATCGACACTCCTCTTGTCATCCTTGACGAAGCCGGAGACCTGCAGTATGAAGCATTCCTTGAGCTCAAGGCCTTGTGGAACGCCACCGAGCATGCCTGCGGCTGGTACATGATGGGAGCCGATGGTCTGCAGGAGAAGATCGTGCGCGCCATTGAGGGCAAGAAGGTGGGCTACACTGAGATGCTGAGCCGCTTTGGTGACACCTTCAGCAAAGTCACCCCTGACGACGCCAAGGAGCGCCAGAAGTTCCTCAAGGCCCAGGCCGCCATCGTCGCCCAGGTCAACGCCCCTGAAGGTGTGAATATCGCCCAGCTGGTCACCCTGAGCGGTGGCGGCTTGAGGAGAATCTATACCGAGATCGAGAAAATCAAGAAAGGAGCCTGATATGTTGACTAAGATAGAAATGGAATACATGGATGCGGTTATCTACATCGCCAAGCGGATGCGCAGCCATGAGATTGACTGGGAGCAGCGCCGCTATGAGATAGCCAAGGAGATCATGGCGAACAAGTGCCTTGAGGAGGTAGCTGAAGCTGCAGTTATGTCCTTTGACGTGAAGGATAAGGAGCATGCCTATGCTGCTTATGCCGTGAAATGGGCCGATGCCCTTGTTGAGGAACTTAAAAAGCGAGTGTGATATGTCGAACATTGACTGGGAACAGCGCCGGTATGAGATAGCCAAGGAGGTACTGTGGCCGATGTATGACCAGATGAGAAGTGAGACCTTCGTGACCGACAATAAGCGTAGGCAGCTGGCCAGTGAGGCTGCTGTCGAGATTGCCGACTACCTGATTGCCGAGCTGAGGAAGGAGGGGAACCGATGAAACGTAAACGCGCCTACAGTCCCGCCGAGATCCTGCGGATGAACATCCCCAAGCTGGAGTTTGATGGTGCATGGGCCGCCAGCATGGGCAAGCCCGCCAAGAGTGGCGTGTGGCTGATCTGGGGCAATCCGGGCAACGGCAAGACGAGCTTTGTGATGCAGTTGGCCAAGTACCTGTGTCAGTTTGACAAGGTGGTCTATGACAGCCTGGAGGAGAGCACCAGCCTGAGCGTTCAGATGTCGATGCGTCGCCACAAGATGGAGGAGGTCAACCGCCGCTTCCAGATCCTGGACCGCGAGGGCATGGATCAGCTGGTCGCCCGTCTGCAGCGTCGCAAGAGCGCCGGCATCGCCATCATCGACAGTTTCCAGTACTCAGGCTTGACATACAAAGGCTATCAGGCCATGAAGGAGGCCTTGCCCGGCAAGCTGCTCATTTTCATCAGCCATGCCGAAGGGATGCGTCCCGCCGGTCGAGCCGCCAAGAAGGTGGAGTATGATGCCGACATCAAGATCCTGGTCGATGGTTTCCGTGCCTCCTGCAAGAGCCGCTACATGGACACTCCAGGCGTGCCCTTCACCGTATGGGCAGAAGGTGCCGCCAAGTATTGGCTTGGCAAGGAGCCGGAAACAGAACAAAACAGTATTAACGAAATAAAAACGAACGAAGATGAAATATAGAATACAAAGAACAGATCATGCCAAGCTGACACAGGGACTTCTTCTCCTGTGCGCAATGTTGTCCGACTTTTACTATGACTCTTATGATAGTAAGTACGACTGTATGAACCTACTTAATAGTATCTACGAAGAGGCATTAAAAACAAAGTTCCGTCGAAGGAATACCTGGGAGCCTTTAGATAGTGCATATAACATCCAGAAGACCGATGAAAGGATTTTCATAGAGAGTATTTTTGGAAAGCCGTATCTGGAATTTCAAATAGTAGAAGTTCAACCAAACTAAGTGCTTAAAATATTTTCATTACTAAAAATTTTTGGCAGACCGGCGCCATCTGCGACAGACCACGCCGGACACATCACCCGGGACCTGCCCCGGGAGGTATTTGCAGGAAACCATCTTGTGGATGGCCAGAGCGGTAACGCCTGGCATTGGAATTAAAAGCCTCGGCATCCACAAGATCCATCACACCGAGCTGCAGGTGTCAAATGTAGCGCAGATTGAGACCAGGGAGCAGCGGCGAGCTGCGGAAGAACCCGTCAGGACGTGTCCTGGTATTTACATGTGGAGGGGGCGGCGAAAGCAGCCAAAACAAGTGGCGTCGCCCCCTATTTGTTTAACGAAAGAACAGTCAGAAAATGGGAGAGGTGACTAACTACAGACGGTTTTATGCCGTGTTTAACAAGATGCATCATGGAGGTGATGCTGATGCTCACAAGTGTCAGCTCGTGCAGCAGTGGACCAGTGGCCGTACTGACCACCTCCGTGAAATGACCGCTGTCGAGTATGGCGAGTTGTGTGACGCTCTGGAGCGTATCGTTGACCCTCGAGGTCACGAACGGTGGCGCCAAGAGCAGAAGCGTTTACGGTCGAGTGCGCTGCATCAGCTGCAGAAGTATGGTGTTGACACCACCGACTGGAACCGCGTCAACGCCTTCTGCCAGGATCCGAGGATAGCCGGCAAGGCATTCCGTGACCTGGACTTTGAAGAGCTTGCCGCCTTGACCCGCAAGATGCGTGCCATCAACCACAAGAACGAGAATTAGTAACAGTTATATTTTTTATTCACTTTTAATTTCAACTACAATGGCAACAAGAAAGAAGAAAACCATCATTACCGGCGTGACCCGTGAGGCCGCCGACGAAGCGTTTGCCACCTATGCCAAGGCCGATGCCCAGATCAACAAGATCAACGCAGAGATTGAACTGGCTTGTGCCAAGATCCGCGAGAAGTATGCTGAGAAGCTCGCCATCCTCACTGATGAGCGAGAGCAGGCGTTTGACACCCTGCAGAGCTTCGCCACCGAGAACCAGGCTGAGTTGTTCACCAAGAAGAAGAGCCTGGAGATGGCTCACGGTACCATCGGCTTCCGCACCGGCACCCCGAAGCTGAAGACGCTGAAGGGCTTTACCTGGGAAGCCGCGAAGAACCTTGTCAAGGAGTTCATGCCTTCGTTCATCCGCACGAGTGAGGAAGTTGCGAAAGACAAGCTGCTTGCGGACCGCGAAGCTGAAGGCATGGTTGAGAATATGGCCAAGTGCGGCATCCAGGTGGTCCAGGATGAGACCTTCTATGTCGAGCCGAAGAAGGAGGACGTGTCATGACCAAGCAGGTGAACAAGCCGCCCCGTGTGTCGATATGCCGCACATGCAGCGGGACGGGCATGATCGAGAGCTTCAATCATCCCGATGGCCGGATGACTTGCCCCCAGTGTGAGGGCAGCGGACGGTTGGTTGTGTCATGCCAAATGACGGTTGACATCAGACCCTATCAAGAGGGCGAAATGCTGTAGTGTTTACCGTGTAAACTGAAAATTGCGTCAGGTGTTGCTTGGCGCAATTTTTTATTGCTTAATGTGTTATCTTTGCAGGTAGAAATGAAGCGCAGGGGAGTGAGTTATCAGAAGCGAGTGGCAGACGTGAACAGAATCTATGACACGCATGTCAAGGAAGGTCTATCGAACAGGGAGATCTGGCGGCGTTATGTGTACCCGATATGGGGCATCAGCGAGCGAACATTCTATAACCTGCTAAAGGCGGTGAGCGATCCAAAGAACGAACTGCCGGAGCCTGTCCAATTACAGATTCAATGGGAGTGGCCATGAGCAATCCGGATGTAAATATCGTCATCAAGCGGATCCTGCGGGACATCGCCGTGGAGCTGAGCGACGAGTTTGACAAGAACTTCGAGCGCCAGGCATTCTTTTCCGAGGCATGGCAACGTCGCCGCACGCCGACACGACCGGGCGGTCACATCCTGGTTGACAGCGGGGCGTTGCGTCGCAGCATCCAGAGCCGCACGACAGACAACAGTATCAGCTTCTACACGACGCTACCATACGCTGCCATCCACAACGAGGGTGGCGAGATCAAGGTGACAAACCGCATGAAGGCCTTCTTCTGGCACAAATACTACGAGGCTACCGGCTCCTTCGGGCGCAAAAAGAACGGCGAGCGCCGGAATGACAAGCGCACCGTGCAACTGAGCACCGAGGCCGAGTTCTGGAAGTGGATGGCGTTGAAGAAAGAGGGAAGTACCATCAAGATCCCGAGGCGTCAGTTCCTTGGTGCCAGCCCCGAAGTTGAGAAGGCCGTGCGCGAGATCATCGAGGAGAACCTGGCCGAATACTTTGAACATGACTTAAAGTTTGAGATGAAATGAGAAGAGAGATTTACACCAAAGTGAAAGCCGCGCTGCTGGAGATGCCAGGATCACCAGTGAAGCATGTTGACCTGTGGAACCAGAATGTGGCTTTTATTGAGCAGGAGGATGCCTGGCCACGTCCTGCCGTATTCATTGAGTTCGAGCCTATAGAATGGCGCGGTCAGAAGTCAGACGGTTACCGCACGAACGGGTTGCTGCGTCTGCACATCGTCACCGACTGGGATGGCCAGGAGTCATCGCTGGCGGTGTTTGACCTGTGTGAGGATGTCCGGAATGCACTGATTGATTTGAGCGGTGACAGCTTCATCGGTTTGAAGCTTGCGCGAAGCTACACCAACCACAATCACGAGGATCTTGTGGAGAGCATCGAGGTGTTCGAGTATGGAGGCGAATGGGTGCCATAGGGTAATGAGATACGAGCCAGTGGCTCTCACTACAAGACAAGAATCGACACAGTGCTGAGGCCGTGCCGATTCTTTGTACTATGCGAGTATTGTCAGAGGGCTTTGCCCATGGCTATGCCCACAATCGCTATCAATAGACCAAGTTGGGCTTCCTTGTCATCAATGTCGCTCATGCTGATGTTGACCGGCTTCTCGGTGGCTTTGTCCCATATTTCCTGGTTTAATTCAACGCCAGCGAGAGTTGCTACTGTTGCCACCTGGTCGCGGCTAAATTCGATGTTGACGGTTAATTTCTTGTCCATGATGATAGTTGTATATTATGGTTTATAGATGCCGAATATGGACCCGATAACGAGGGTGAGGAGTAAGACCACGCCGGTCATTACGACTGACAGGAATATCAGAATGCCGGTTTTTGTCCTCATTCTGTCCCGGTGGATCTGCCTGTTGATCTTCTCGTCGATGCAGTACCGGTTGCGTTTTTTTGCTATTTTTTTGTCCATGATAGTTGCTAATTCAAAAAATGGTGTTACCTTTGCAATGTGCTACCCGAAAAGGCGCGATAACTTCAAGCCGTGGAGCATAAGGCAGTGAGCAATCACTGCTTTAATTTTTCAATCTCGAGTGCGATTAACTCACGTCCTGAATGCTGGCTTGTTATTACTACTGCTTTATCTTGAAAAACCACATAGCACTCTTTGATTATTCCGTTTTCAAAATCTGAATGCCTCCAATCAATGTATCTTGAAATTGCACCTACAGCGAGAGGCTTTTTTCTCAAGTGCTTATCAAGATCGATGACAACAACTTCACAACCTTGTTTGATTGCTTTTCTGAAACCGTCTGAAATACCTTTTGGGGATTTAACACCTTTGCGATCAGCAAACATTCCATTGATTTCATATTCAGGATTCTTTACATTAATCTGAAAAACGTGCTCGCGGATTCTCATATAAACATCAGGGAAACTTGAAAGGATAGCATGAGCAGCTCTCGTGTTGTCTTTTAGCTCTGATGAGTCGCAATCATTGCTAATAAGAAGTCTGTTTCCATAAACTGGGTCTAATTTACATCCGCTCGTTTGCTGACATACCCTAATCAAACGGCAAGCCGAGCAGAGCTCGTTGTCGGGGATGTAGGCGAGGTTGGCTTTTCCCTGGGCGATGTCGCAGTCGCGGCAGCGGCTGATGGTGTAGGGGTTGTAGTCCGGGAAGGTCTTGCCCTGCTTGCCGGAGTTGAAGCGGAAGATCCCCCTGGTGTCTTTCTGCAGGGCTTCCTCACCCCGGGCACGAGCCTCCTCGGGATCCGTCACCGGGTACTTTGACTTGCGCACTTGGGCAACTGTGCAGCGGCAGTTCCATCCGTTGGGCGGGTAGTATTCCTCCCAGAACGGGTCGGACGGCGGCAGCGTCACCCCATCGAGGGCCGCGTGCTCAGGACGTACCTTGTCGTCATGCTGAGTGCGGTACTGCAGGTTATAGCGGTCGCCGTCGGCCTCAATCTGCTCCCACTTGGCCGCCATGTCGGCTGATGCCTGGCAGAAGTTGTACTCTGCCCTAAGGTAGTTGCGGTTGTAGGTCTCGTCGATGGCCAGAACGTCCTTCAAAAAGCGTTCAAACGGTTTTCGCTCGCCGTTCTCATCGATGAGTGACGGGAAGGCCTCGTTGAGCTCGTGGAACGTCTTAAAGCCCGAGAAGATGAAGTTGGAGCGCTCAAGCCGGTGCCGCATGGCATCAGACATGGGGAGGTATTTGAAGCCATTGTCAAGTACCTGTGCATGGGCATTGATGAAATCCTGGACATCATTTTCGGCCATAATGCTGATTTTTAACTGGCTCCCTTCTTGCTGATAGAGCACTTTCATCATGTCACCGTATTTCTGTTCAGTAACTAAAGTGTTTGGTTTTTCACCAGATGCTATTTCCCAAATATCATTAAATAGATTTCTTTCGTCAGGAGACCCTTTCTTTTCAAGCATATATGAACACCTGAGTATGCTTTCCGGATAAACCTTGCCACTGAGAATTCCAGCCATTAGTTCGGCTTCAAACTCAGTTCTGCTTTTTTTGGCATACAACGAAACAAGCTGACCAATGTCATCAGTGGTCACACCATACCTTCCTGGCTTTTCCCATCGTTCATTTTCGTAGAATTTATCATTGCTATAATGAATGTAGTGCCCAAGTTCGTGGAGTATTGGATTCTTGTGTGAGTGCCATTGGTTTTGGTATTGTTCGTCCACTGCTTTTTTCCATCCCCCCTTAGGTTTTTTTTCATTGATGGTTATTACTTCTCCGAAGGCGTAATCGAAAGAAGCCCATTTCCCTTTAGGAAGTTTTCCTTGTCGAAGTTCCGGAAGTGAAAACCCCAATCTTAGCACTCTTTCTCCGGCCTCCTCGCACATGGCTCGTGCTTCTGGATCGGTGATAGATTTTGCCCAATCTTTAGCCATTTGGCGGTAGTCCTTTTCCTTTTCGCTTGCGAGAGTGACGGCAGTGAAGCCTGGTCTGCCCAATATCTCGGCGTAACGCTGGTGCAGCCCCGCGTAGTCAACGGGGCTCAGTCGAAAAAAGGGCGCACAGTCGCCTCCTGCTGGCCGTTTTGCTCTCCAGTGGGTGTTTCCTCACCTTTGCCCTCTTCATCATCCTGGGTCGGTTCTGTGGGCGGATTAGTGGCATTATTGCGGCGCTCACCAACTGGCATACCGTATTTATCCTCGAAATAGGACGGGTCCACCTCATAGTTATTGAGCACCATGGTCTCATAGTTCACCTGCTGCTCGGGTGAATAGTCCACCGAGTAGTCCCAGTCGAAGCGCAGCCCCTTGAGCGGGAAACCGTGGCGGATCATGCGCGGGATGAGCTGGTCGTTAACGATGTCGCGTATGCTGTCGCAGTCAGCCTCGATGATGTTCTCGAATACCTCCAGGTGTGTCTCGGACTGGCTGAGCGAGCTGCCGTCCTCGATGGTCATGGTCTGGCCAATGATGAGCTTAGAGAGTTCACTGTTGGCCCTCTCGATGCGCCGGTCATAGACGTTGAAGGCATCACCGCGTGAAGACTCTACCACCTCAATCTCGGTACCCTGTTGGAAAATGCCCCAGCCCTCGGTACCCATGTCGGCCATCATCTTCTCCATGCGCTTCATCTCTTTATCGTCTCGAGTTGTAGTCCTGGCGATGCGCATGGGCATCCCGAAGATCTCGGCAAAAGTGTCCCAGAAGGCCAGCGCATTTTTCTTGGGGATGGTCTGTGTGGCCGCCTTGAGGAACAGTCCCAGGTTATCGGGCCGTCCCACCTCGATGAGCCAGTCGCTGAACGGCGGTTGCCGATAGTCGATGCCAGTTGTCCAGTCCTGCCCAAGGTCGGTGATGACGCGCCCGTATTCCGGAATGACGTGTTTGCGCGGAATCAGTTTGACCCCGTTGTATGCGAGTTTGCCGTCGCCGGCAGTGATGATATCACCCAGCTCGATGAGCGAGTGCCCCCAATAGTTCGCGTCGAGTGCGAGTTTGATCAGATCTTTGAACCAGGCAGCGTCGAAGAGGTCCAGAGCACCTTCATCCTCGTCGCCGCTCTCGTTGACCAGCTTAAACGATCGCGCCATGACAAAGCCCTCGCGCTGCTGGATACATCCGGAGAGGTGTAGATCAACAGCGACATCGCGGTAGATGTCATAGAGGGGTTGTCGGTTGGGGTAGTCCACGTTGATGGCCATCTGCCAAGCGGTGCGCCAGTCGCCGATGTCGCGTCTGGTGAGCGAGTCGGTGGTGCGCTGCAGCTGCATGACCGTTTTCTTGAACCTGGCCACGTCTTTCTTGGCGAGACTGAAGGTGCCGAAAGGCGTCTCGAGCACCTGTTTATCGGTATTCTTTTTCTTGCTCATGATGTGTCAATTACCAGTTGTGTCTCAATTTCTTTTGGCAGCCGTAAACCATGGGGAAGCCGACCGGGTTGCCTTCCTCGTCGGTAGAGACAGGAAGGTCAGGCACGTTCTTGCCGGCCTGCACCCCTTCTAGCCATTTGATGGCGCGGTCGTATCGTTCCTTGCGGATCTCGGTACCCATCTTTTGGGGCAATGAGGCCGCCATGTGGTAAAGTGCGATGTCGCAGGTGTACATGACAATGAGTTTGTTGCGCTCATTGCCCTCGGCACTGAACAGCGCCTCGGTGTCGTATTTTGGACGGAGGTAAGAGGATATTTCCTCGATGGCCTCTTCCTCGGCATTCGCCCGGTTGTCGTCGCTGATCTGTGAAATGACCTTCAAGGCCTGCTCACCAATGACAACACTGTAATCCTCGTCGTTGATAAACATAGCGTATCGTTATTTGGTGATGTGTAAAGCGAGTTTCTCGATGTCGGCCAATTTTGTGCCCTTGCGGAAGCGGTGCTGCCGGATGAGCTGCTTGATGACCTGCTTGGGCACCACATGAATGGACCCGTTGAGGGCAATTACATAGTATTTAAGTCCTGTTTCCTGGGCGAGCCTGTTGGCTTTCTTGACGGCCCTCTTGTAACGGAAGGAGAAAAACAGTTTCTTGATCATTACCATTGGTTTTTTGAGGTCGGGCGTCTGCCGAACCTGGGTTTGAAATTTGCTTGTCTCGTATTGCGCTGGAGGAACCAGATGGCGCCCTCGTCAGCGTCAGGCGCATCGTCATGGACATGGCTGCCACGTTCCAGCGCAAGTGTCTGTTCAATGCCCACCTGCATGTCCGGGCTATCCTTGAGCGCCTCGTTATAGAACACGAAGCCGCGTTCCCACAACGGGCTTACCGCTTCGATGCGCTGGATCTTTTCCGGCTTCTTGCGTGTGTCCGGCATAATGGGCAGTTGGTATCCTCTCAGTTCTCCCTCGGTGGTGAACTCGTCGAGGATGATGTCCTGCATGAAGTTCGCCTCCATGTAGAATGATGCTGCCACGTCTGCCTCGCTGAGGCGCTCATAGAGGTTGTAGAGCCATCGCACCATACCCGACACCGTGTCCTGGCGGACATAGCAGTCTATCAAGTGCAGCTCATTGCCGTGCTTGCCCCAGAGTCTGCAGGCCTTGTAGTCGTTGGCCGTAGTCGATTTGAAAGACGGGTCGGTGTAGCAGATGAGCTGCTCATACTTGCGCAGCGGCAGCACCTTTTTATATCTTATCCACTCATGCTTGAAGATGGCTCCCTCGTTGATGGGGTTGTGCATCATCTCCTTTTGCCAGGCCCGGTAGCCCACGAAGTCGGCATACTCCTGAGCCTCCTGTTTGGTCCATTTCTCTTTCCATACCGGATTGCCCTTGTCATCCACCGCGCAGATCTTAGAGACATGGACCCCACGGGTGGCAGCTATGTTGGCCAGTACCGAGTTCTTGCTGATGAGGTTGCCCACCATGATGAAGCGGCCACGTCCCACATCCAGGGCACCGAACAATGCCTCCTTGACCCAATCGGTGAGTTCCCGGACGCGCCGCTCATTACGGCAGAGCTCGTCGTCATCGAGGTCATCGATAACAATGTAGTCGGGTCGTGCTTCACGTTCACGCAGACCACGCGGCGACTGCCCCCTGCCCACAGCCAGGAACTTCACGCCATTTCTTGTGGTGAACTCACCTTCCATCCAGTTGCCGAGCGACATCTGTTCGCCGAAATCGGCGACGATGCGCTTGTTGTACTGGAGCTCTGCTTGGATGTCACCCAGGAGACGATCGGCACTGTCCTCTGACTTGCCGACTACCACCATGAAGTTGATGAGCCGTTCAGGCTGGAACATGAGCCATAGCGGCATGAAGATGTCGAAGTGTGTGGATTTGGCATGACCACGTGGCCACATGAAGACCGCTTTAAGGTTGGGCGTGCTCTTCACCTTCATAGCTGCGGCATTGTGGAACGGCGCATTGTGTACTGTGCGTATCACCTTGCCGGTGGCCTTGTCACGCAGGTTAAGGAAATGGGGGAAGTAGTATTCACAGAACGCGGCATAGTCCCGCTGCAGCTTCTTGATGCGCTGGTCCCGCTGCGTCGCGTTCTCGCGCACCAGGCTTGCCGTGTCGGTCATGCTCTGGATTTCCCGGCAGTGCGCCTCCCACAGCTCCCGATATTTTGAGGGTAATGCGGGCATGATCAGAGCTCAGAATTGGGAGACATCTTCTCCATGAGGAACTCGTTCTGGTACTTGTTGATCGCCTTGATCAGCGCCGGTGTGATCTCCGGATCGTTGGAAGCCTTGTCCTGGATCCAGCGGTTGAAGGCCATAAACACCTCAATGGCATCGACCACGTTGGCCTTCTTGTCGAGCTTCTCAATGACTGCCGAAAGTTTAGCCAGACGGTCGCCCAGGCCAGCGATGAGCGTCGGATCCTCTGACTCGTTCACCGAAGTGATGAGCCGGTCGATGGTAAGCAGCAACTTGTTGACGAGTTCCTGTCGGGTAATGTTCTTGGCGGCACGCGCCTCTTTCCACCCGTCGGTGTTCGCCCATTTTGATATGGTCTGGCGGCTGATGGCGAGCCTTTCTGCAATCTCGGTCAGTTCCATACCGGATAGGTATAGGGAACGTCCGAGTGATTTCTTGTTTTCTAAATCTGATTTCTTCATTTTTTGCAAAAAATAAAATGTGAATAGTGGTGCAAAGTTGGCCGAAAAACGTGAGCGTGACAAAGAAGCGTGCAGTGGTTGCACGGAAGTGTGCAGGGGTTTCACAGTTATTTGTGAAGATGGGTTGAAAGGCGCAAATTTGCGGTGCTTTTTAATCATACAGTCGCGATGCAATCGCGACATAGAAACCACAAAACAATGTCGAAAAACAATAGAGTAAGAATTACCAACGAGCGTCTGAACAGTTACGGAACGAGGGTGCTGACCTCAGGCATGGACGTGTCGCAGTATGAGCGCAATCCCGTGCTGCTTTACATGCACCAGCGCGGCGATGTGATCGGCTGTGTGAAAGACCTGAAGGTCGAGGGTGACGAGGTGACCGGCGAGCTGATGTTTGACGAGGCAACCGAGTTGAGCGTGCGCTGCAAAAAGCAGTGGGAGTTCGGCAGCCTGAAGATGGTGAGTGTAGGCATCGACGTGCTCGAGCTGAGCGAGGACAAGAAATACCTCGTTGAGGGTCAGACGTGCCCGACCGTCATCAGGAGCAAACTGTTTGAGGTAAGCCTTGTTGACATCGGCGCCAACGATGACGCTATCGTGCTGATGAAAGACGGCCAACGATTAGAGATGGGCAAGGACGGCGAGAGCCCCCTGCCGAAGTTAAACCAACATAAAAATCAAGAAGAAAACATGGACAAGAAAGAGATTGCCCTGCTGCTGGGTTTACCGGCAGACGCGAGTGATGAGGCCATCAAGGCCAAGATCAATGAATTGAAGACTGCCGCCGATGAACGTGCGGAGCTCTCCAAGGAGAATGACGCACTGAAGTTGTCTCGCATCGAAGCAGCTGTTGACGGTGCCATCGCAGAGAAGAAAATCCCCGCCGACAAGAAGGACCATTTTGTCGAGCTCGGCAAGCAGGTGGGCGTGGAGAGCCTGAACGCTACCTTCGACGCCATGACGCCCCAGGTGAAGCTGAGCCAGGTGCTCGGTCACCAGGGCGGCGCCCCCGCCGATAACTCCTGGAAGAAGCTGAGCGATGTCCCCGAGGACAAGATCCTGGAGCTGCGCAAGAACAACCCCGATGAGTACAAGCGCCTGTACAAGGCCGAGTACGGCGTGGAGTGTGTGATCACAGATTAAGTTGAACCATTATAATAATTGAAGACATGAAACTGAAAATGTTATTTCTTGGCCTTGTCTCGCTGGCAATCAACAGCGTGATGGGCGCGACAGTGGGCTATACGGTCGGTATCGACCCGATGGCCGGCGCTATTGGCGCTAACGTGATTTCCGCCGTTGGTGGAGTGATGAATATGGTACCCGAGGGCGTAGTCCGCGAGGGTGTCCTGGTTGAGGTGTGGACCGGTGAGCTGATCAAGTACCTGCGTCGCGGTCTTGAGGCCACATTCCTTGACGGCATCCCCGATGCGTCTTCCCTTGCCAATAACGACGTAATCCACCTGGTTGACGTGGGTGTCGACCCCGATGTGCTGGTGAATAACACCACGTACCCCATCCCCCTGCAGGCGCTTGAAGATACTGACAAGACCATCAGCCTCGACAAGTTCCAGAGCAAAGTGACGCCCATCACCGACGATGAGTTGTACGCCCTGAGCTATGACAAGATGACGCGCGTGAAGGAGAGCCACGGCAATGCCATCAACGATGCTAAATTCGCCAAGGCTGCTCATGCCCTGTGCGCGAACAGCAATACCGCCACCACTCCCGTACTTGTCACTACCGGAGCACGAGATGCTGATACTGGCCGACTGAAGATCACAGTCCAAGATATCATCAACATGAAACGCTCGATGGACAAGCTGAAGGTGCCTAGCCAAAACCGCCGCCTGGTGCTGTGCTCGGACCACGTGAATGACCTGCTGGAGGTGAGCCAGTCGTTTAAGGAGCAGTACAACATCAACCGCGCTGACGGCACTGTTGGCCGCCTGTTCGGCTTCGACATCTACGAGTTCGCCAACAACCCGATGTACACTACTTCGGGCAATAAGAAGGCCGTGGCTGCCACCGCCAGTGCCGGTGAGTTCCAGTGCTCGTTCGCCTTTTACACGCCCCGCGTGTTCAAGTGCACCGGGTCGACCAAGATGTACTACAGTGAGGCCAGCCAGGATCCCGAGTATCAACGTAACAAGATCAACTTCCGCCATTACTTCATCTGCATGCCCAAGAAGGCAGATGCCGGTGTTGTGATGCGTAGCGGATACCAGGCTAATGCCTAATGCGTAAAGAGCTGAAATACCTTGTGCTTCATTGCACCGCTACTCCTGCCGGGCGGGAGGTGTCCAGTGATGAAATCCGTCGCTGGCACACCTCTCCCGTCTCGCGGGGCGGTCGAGGCTGGAAGCAGGTGGGCTATACCGACATGATTCACCTGGACGGTCGCGTTGAGCGTCTGGTAAAGAACAACGAAGACGCTTGGGTCGATCCCTGGGAGGTGACCAACGGCGCCAAGGGCTTCAACCAGGTGAGCCGCCATGTGGTGTATGTCGGAGGCGTTGACGCTAACGATGTGAAGAAAGCGCGTGACACGCGAACCGCAGCCCAGAAGGAAGCCTTGAAGCGCTATGTGCTGGAGTTCCACCGCCGCCACCCGAAGGTGAAGATCGTGGGCCACAACCAGCTTGCCGCCAAGGCATGTCCAAGCTTCGACGTACCTAAATGGCTCAAGGAAATCGGCATCAATCAGAAATAATGATCAAGTGATATGGACTGGAATGACGTGTTGAATATGGCATTGAGCGGTGGCCTGGTTGGGTTGCTGACGTTCCTGCTGACCTGGCGCAGCCAGGCCCGCAAGGCCCGTGCCGAAGCCGACACCGTGAACATCACCAACACCGAGCAGGCCACCCGTATCCTGGTTGAGAACATTGTAGAACCGTTAAAGCAAGAACTGAATGCTACAAGAAGAGACCTCAGCGCGACGAAGCGCGAGATGGCCAGGCTTCGCAAGGCCATTGACGATGCTAACAGTTGCAAGTATAGTGCTTCTTGCCCTGTTTTGCGTAGGATGCGCGAGCAGCCGAAAGACGAGCAGCGCAAGCCTGACGGGCGAGGCGGCATCGGCCCACGTGACCCGCCTGGTGGACAGCGTGGCCCGCGTGAGCATCAAGCGTCTGGATCCAGTAAGCGTTCCGGAGAGCAGTGTGACACTGATGATAGCGGCTGACAGTCTGCTATCGACGCCTGAGGGCGCCTCCTGGACAGGTCGCAGCGGTCAGGCAAACGTCAAAGTGCAGCGTCAGGCTGGCACCGCAGGTAAACCGGAGGTGATAGTCGTGGAGGCCACGTGTGACAGCCTGCAGCTGCAATGCGAACGCTACGAAGAGACCATTGCGACCCAGCAACGCGCCATTGACTCGTTGGCAGCAGCCGGATACCAGTTGTACCGCGAGCAGAGCGAAGAGGTGAAAGAGAAGCCACCCAACGGCATTCTAACGATATTAGAATGGATTTTAATAGGCATCATTATAGTCCGTGTTTTAATGTCCATTCCAAAGATAATAAACTATTTTAAACACTAAAAACAGAAAGATATGGCAGTTATATCATGGGGTAAACCCAAAATAGTTGTAGGGCAGATGAACTCGTTAAAGACGGCCAATGCATACGCCCTCTTGCCTACACCGGCAGAAGACTCAACCCAGCTGACTGGTCAGACTGGTGAAAAGGAGGAGGCTAAGATTGAAGGTGGCGAGGTAGAGGCTGTGAAGACCAAAGCTGGCTCCTCAGAGCTGGTGATGAAAATCCGCAAGGCTCAGGGACGCCAACTTCCCGCCGTACTGCTTGACGCAAGCACCGATGACGGCTACACGAGGCAGAATATATCACTGTGCTTGCAGCCTGAGAATGTTAATGCTCCCGGTTTCTACTGCGGTGAGGGCTCAGTGACCATCATTGACACGTACACTGCTAAGGAGGGTGCCTTCTGGGAAATCACTTTCAATCCCGTGCTTCCCTCTTCTGGTTCAATCAATAAGAAATTGAGCTGGGGCACCGTCACGCTTACCGAGGGCACGAGCACCAATGCCGGCAAGTACACTCTTGGCGGTACGGCCCTGGGTGATTCTTAATAAGCATCTATTCATTTAATTGACAAGAATTGTGTCTGCCTGCTGGCGGCGTGCCCGCGAGGCGTGCCATACAGCAGGCAGACATATTTACAAAATTAGGAATGGATTCTCGAGGTATAGACATCCTGCTTGAACGCCGGCATGAGATTGAGGTAGAAGGGCGCCGTTTTACGCTATATCCGCCCTCGCTGGGCGTGACTCTGATGCTGAAGGGCGGTCTGGAGTTGCTTGGTCTGGATATGGCCATTGATCCGGTTGTTGCCGTAATCAGCGCGGTGGAGCGTGACCGGCTGCAGTGCTGCCGCCTGGTTGCGTTGTGGTCTTGCAAGGGCCGTGACGAGGCGATGGAATCGGGGCTGATCGAGGAGCGGGCATCATACTTGGAGAGCCGTGTGGAATCGAGCGAGCTGACGACTCTGCTGATTGAGCTGCTGTCGAGTACCCAGGTGGATGATTTTCTGGAGTCGAGCGGTATCGCCCGCGAGGTGGAGCGGTTGCGTCAGGTAAGCTCATACAAGAAGAATGACACGCCAACCTTCGGTGGGAAGACGTTGTTCGGCCAGCAGATCGACGTGGTGCTGCAGCGCTATGGCTGGACGCTGGAGTACATGGTCTGGGGCGTGTCGTATGCTGCGTTGACAGTATTGCTTGCGGACCGGGTGACGCAGTTGATCCTGAGCGAGGAGGAGCGGAAGCGTGTGCCGTTGCACCTGCTTGACGGTGATGTTATCGACGGTGATGATCCGAGTAATGCGCAACGAATTGCAGAAATGTTCAGTTAAATGTCAGAGGTCAAGTTTATCATCAGTTTAGACTCGAGAGCCTTCAAGTCGGGCTCTGAGGAAGTGAAGGCCCAGGTGAGGCGCATCACCGAAGAGGTCAAGGTCGAGGGTGCCAAGATGCAGCGTGAGTTTGACGGCATCGGCAAGTCGATGGGCAGCTCCATGGGCAAGTACCTTGCGGCCTTCGGCGGCGCTGCTGTGTTCAAGCAGCTCATTGGTGACATGGTGCGTGTCCGTGGTGAGTTCCAGAAGGCGGACACCGCTATCCGCACGATGCTCGGAAGCAAAGAAAAAGCTGACGAGCTGATGTCCCAGGTTCGCGACTATGCTAAGATATCCCCTCTTGAGTTCGGCGACATCACCAAGGCGACTCAGACGATGCTGAGCTTCGATGTTGAGGCTGCCAAGGTGCCAGGCTATATCAAGGCCATAGGCGACATATCGATGGGCGAGAGCGGCAAGTTCCAGCAGCTGTCGCTGGCGTTCTCACAGATGAGTGCTACTGGCAAACTCATGGGACAGGATCTGCTCCAGATGATTAATGCCGGCTTTAACCCATTGGCTGTAATCTCCGAAAAGACCGGCAAGTCCATTGCCCAGCTAAAAGACGAGATGAGCAAGGGCAAGATATCCGCTCAGCAGGTACAGCAGGCGTTTATTGATGCCACCAGTGCCGGCGGCAAATTCTTCAACATGAGTGAGAATGCCGCAAAGACCATTGAGGGTCAGATGTCGATGCTCAGTGACGCAGTGGATGCGGCATTCAATGAGATCGGAACAAAGAGTGAAGGTATTATCACTGGTGCCATCGCCGGTGTGACCAAACTGGTCGAGAACTATGAGGCTGTTGCCAAGGCCATCGGTTTTCTCATTGCCAATTATGGCGTTTATAAGGCAGCCGTGATTACTGTCACAGCGGTTGAGCAGGCACATGGTGTGGCTGCAGCTGCAGCTGCAGCAAAAACAACCATTCTCAAGGTTGCTCAGGATGCACTCAACAAGTCGATGCTCGCTAATCCCTACGTTGCAGCGGCGGTCGCTTTATCTGCTCTTGTCTCGGCTATCGTTGCGGCTGCAACGGCCACCGATGCCTTTGATGAAGCACAGAAAAGCCTGGAAGAAGCAGCTGCAGGTGTTGATGCAAGCACGGCAAGTGAGATGTCAAAACTTGATGCCCTCTATAGGAAGTTGCTTGAGGCGGAAGAGGGCAGCGAGGAATATAAGAAAATAAAGCAGCAGATTATTGACCAATATGGCCAATACTATGCCGGACTTGAGGCTGAATGGGCGAAAGTAGGTGATCTGACTCTGATGTATGATAAACTGACTGATGCTATCCGTCGGTCAATCGCAGCCCGTCAGTTGAAGTCATTTGTCGATAAGCAGATGGATGCTAACGACAAAGTGGTCCAGGAAAAACTGGATGATGCCTATAAGAAACTCATTGACAAGTATGGCAAAGCAAGAGGAACTGAGCTATATAAGAAATTCTTCAAGTTCGCCACTCAGGGTGACGGTAAAGACATGGATGCCCAGGATTGGAAGGATCTTGAAAAGGCGACCATGTGGACCACCCGTTGGGGCAAGAATGCCACTGACGGCATTGTGGACTTCCGTGTGAGTGTCAAAGAGCTCGCCTACGACATACAGAAATCTAACCGGGCCACACTGGAGAGTATCCAGTTATACAAGGAGATGTATGGCATTACTGAGGAAATCAAGGAAGAGACTACAACTCCCAAGAAAGAACCGACTTATAACGACCCCAAAGAAATAGCCAAGCAAAAGCGTGCTGCTGAGAAAGCCGCCCGAGATCGGGCGCGTATTGCCAAACAGGAGGCTGATGAATATGACAAGATAGCCGAAATACATCTGCACCAGATGACAGAACAAGGTCGCAAGTCTGCAGATCTGGAACTGGAGGTTCGTGAGGCCGAAATCCGTGCCATGCGCCAGGGCACGAAAAAGACTCTTGCTGAGATTGAACTTGTCCGGGATAAAGAAATCACATCTGTAACCAGGTGGTATGAGGATCTTCGCCAGAAACGTATCGAGGAAGCCAAGAAGCTGTGGGATGCCCAGAAGAAAAATGAGGGCAAAAAATTTTATGAAAGCGAGGAATACAAGAAAGCGGCCAGCAACGAAGCCTATACGCAGGAGGAGAATGATGCCTTCAAAAAACGTGTCGATGCCGCCAACCAGATATATGCCAATTCGCTAAAAGAAATCCAGGATAACGAAACTGCGGCGCTTACTGCTTTTCTGCGTGAATACGGCACCTATCAGCAGCAGCGTTTGGCGCTTGCCCAGGAGTATGCTAAGAAAATCGAGGATGCAGAGACTGAGGGTGCGCGTCAGTCACTTCGCCGCCAGGAACAGGATGCAGCGAACAATTTAGCCTTTCAGCGATTTAAGGACAGCATCAATTGGGATGAGATTTTCGGCGACATCGACGCCCTGTCACTTGAACACCTTGAGGAATTGAACGGGGAGTTGAAGAAGCTGCTTGACGATTCCACGCTAAGTGCCACGGACTATAAGACCGTATGTGACCAAATCAACAATATTGAGGGCGAAATCATTGAGCGCCAGAATGAGTGGAAGAAGGGCTTGGGCTTGACGATCAACGAACTTGAACGTCGCAAACGTCTGCAACAGGAATCAGCACGTGCCCAGGAGGACCTGGCCACTGCCGAGCAGCGTTACCAAGATGCGGTGAAGAAAGCCAACGAAGTGCGTCAAGCGATTAAGCTGACCACGGGCATAGAGATTGACGCTAAGGATATTACCCTTGAGAACGCTGACGAGATCCTTGCCAAGTTCGATCCCAGCAGCACGGCCTACAAATTGCTGAGATCCATGTTTGACAACCTGGCAGACAGCGATCACGAACTTGAGGAGGCGACGAATGGTCTTAACAAGGCCACTGGCAAGGCTGCTACCGCTGCAGACAAGGCCAAGACTAGTTTCACTGATACCCTGAACCTGATCAACGAGATATCGACAAAAGTAAACGCGAACATCCAGTCAATGACTGACCTCGTTGGCCAACTCGGGCTGGAGGATACAGCCTTTGGCAAAGGCGTTACCGATTTTGCAAACGCCGCTCAGAGCGCTACGGACGCGTTTTCCGCCCTACAGAGCGGCAACTATATCGGTGCATTGGCCAACTCGCTCAAGTCGATCGGCTCCCTGGGAAACGCCCTGGGTTCATGGGGCATCGCCGGGATGGGCGAGAGCGACAAAACGCTGGCCAAGGATATGGAGCGGCTGACGGCCTCGAACGAAGCCTTGAAGCGCAGCGTGGACGAACTCACCGACGAAATGGGCGATGCCGCGTTTTCCGATGTTGAGGCTATCTATAAGCAGTTGCAGGCGAACCTCGAACAGTCACAGCGCAACACACAAGAACTGATGCGCCGAACTGGAGCCGCTTATAACAACGGTTTCCTGGGCATTGGTGGCAGCAGTTCATCGAACTCCAAGATTGACGGTGGTGTCACAGCGAGCGAATGGCAGCGCATTTCGGCTATTGTTGGCAAGAGCATCTCCAGTGCAGGTCAGTTTTGGTCGCTCACCTCGGAGCAGATGCACAAGGTGGCGAAAGACGCGCCAGACGTGTACGCCCACATCAAACAGCTCGCCGATGATGGTTATAAGGATGCTGCGCAGTACATGGACGATTACATCGGGTTCTGGAGCGAACTGGAGGATGCGGCCGAGGCGTATGCGGAGAGGCTGACGGGCATTTCGTTTGACGACGTGGAGAGCGAGTTCAAGTCCATGCTCGCCGACTTTGACAGTTCCTCAGAAGACTTTGCCGAGAGCTTTGAGAAGTACTTGCAGAACGCTATAATTGGTGCCCTGGTAGCTGATCAGTACAAGCCACTGTTGGACCGCTGGTACCAAAACTTCCGCAAGGCGGCTGAAACTGACGGCATAGACAAGGCGGAGCAGGATGCTCTTCGCAGGGAGTGGGACGAGATCACGCAGCAGGCGTTGCGTGATCGTGAGATGCTGCGTGATCAGTTTGATTGGGGTAGCTCGGGCGAGGGCAGTGGCGCGTATAAGGCAGTGTCCTCGTTCACTCAGGAGCAGGGTGACGAGCTGAACGGGAGGTTGACCGCCATCCAGATTGGTCTGGAGCGCGAGAACCAGTCGCTGTCTGCTGCCGTGAGTGCCCTACAGGGGCTGTCGGTGGTAACCAATGCCCAGGGTACGACGTTGAACGAGATGCGCAACCTGCTGCTGATCGGTAATGGCCACCTGGAGGACATTGCTCGATACACGAAAATCGCTTCACAGTATGGCGATGCGATAGAGACGATAGCCAACAAGATAAAGGAACTATAACGATATGCCTCACGGACAACTCAACATATTCAACTGGGCGGGTGTCAACGATGATGCCTTCGACCTTTATGGCGTGTCATTGAGTGACGGCGCAATAGCGACGCTGCTTGCACCAGCCGCCGCCAAGGAGCGCGTCAGCAACGAGAGCCGCCTTGAGAGCGGCAAGCGGATAGACATCCAGGCTCCCACACAATTCCAGGCCCGAGAGCTAACGCTTGAGATGCACCTGATAGCCGCCACCTACGAGCAGTTCCTGACACGCTATAGGGCATTCATGGATGCGATAACAGCCACAGGCCAGGGCATACTGCTTTCCTACACCGTCTATGGTCAGCAGATCAGGTTCAAGCTGCAGTACCTGTCGTGTACTCAGTTTGCGGCCTACAACGGCCAGTTGGCAAAGTTCGCCTAGCGTTTTGTCGAGCGCACGCCCGGCAACGGTGTCGTTTCGCTCACGCTGAATGGAACTAACGATAATGAAGAAGAGGAGAACGGGTAATGGCAAGCGGTTACATAACAGGACACCAGCATCGCTCGAAAGCGACCATTGACATCAAGCGAAAGGTGAGCGGAGGCACAGAGACGATAGCCACTGTGCTGATCACCCCTCGCTCGCTGCGCCGCTTCAAGCTGATGCAGGAGGACTTCATTCTGCTGGAGTTCTCGCTTGTTGATGCGGTAAACTTCGCTATCGGCGACTATATCAATGACCCTATCTTCGGCTACTTCTACATCACACAGGAGCAGATGCCGCGATACAACAAGGCGACGGGCGGCTATGACTACTCATTGCGTTTTGACTCGCACATCTTCATCTTCGCCAACTATATCAACACGCTGGTTGTCGTGAAGGACACCAGCGTTGAGGCCATTGTGGAGACGGCCCAAAGCGAAAGTTACTACTCGTCGCCTGTGCAGAACGGTCAGGTGGTGATAGCCACGGCTGCGAGCGTTGACCACATGTTTGAACGCATGGAGGCCTCGTGGTCGCTTACCGACCGTCTGCTGGTGCATGCCGAGCAGGTGCTGTTCAACATCAAGGCCATCTACTACGACCTGGACTATATCGTGGCCATTCACCCGTCGGCGACCAAGGCTGCGGAGGTCAAGTTCCTCTCCTATGAGGGCGTGACCATCATCGAGGCACTGAACATGATGGCCACAGAGTGGCAGTGCGAATGGTGGGTGACGAATGAGACGGTCACCGATGGCAGCTCGTCGCATATCCGCTACACCATCCACTTCGGCAAATGCGAGATCAGCAACTCGGCGTTTGTGTTCACACTTGGCGACAATGTGGAGAGTATGGACATCGCCCGTGATCAGCAAACCTATGCCAACCGCATCTATGCCTTCGGCGGGACGCAGAACGTGCCAGAGGGTTACGACCGCAAGCTGGAGTTCACGGTCACGGAGGAGAGCGACACCACGAGTAACGCGGGCTGGTGGGTGATCGACTCGGCAAAGCCGCTCACGCTTGACATGATTCCCGACAGCGTTAACGGCGAGAGTACCATCATTGAAAATGAGATTGCAACATGGTCGAAGCAGATGGTTTTAGGCGGCGAAAACGTCAACCTTAATTCGGCGACAGCCAACCCTGACCAATACCGTATCACGGGCTCGGTAAGCCCATCTTTCACTATCGCAAGCAGCGAGCGCAACAAGATCACATCGGTGGTGTTCACCGTCTATATGGACGGCCAGCAGGTTGTTTATCCAGCCACGACGGTCACTGTCCCCGAAGAAGGCATTGACCTGGGCTCGCAGAATGTAGTCTATCGTGCCACCATCAACATCAATACGCTCAAGACGCTTGCCGAGCGCGGTGCTATGACTGTGACGGTCAAGGCGACAATCAATGCTTCGCAGGTTTACAGTGGCGGCACGTTTGATGTTGAGAGCTGGTCGCTGGTCGCCACAGGAACGAGCGACACTATTGCTAAGAAATTCAGACTCGTGTATGACGGGCATGAATACTATGCCACACTTAACCGCTCACACCACAACAAATACTCGCTTGAGGCCAAGCGCATCAGCGAGATTTACAGGTTCATCAGCGGCTCAACAAAGATGTATGCACGGCAAGAAGGGTTCGGCGAAGGGGAGAAGTTCTCGCTTGTGGAGAGCACCATCAACGTCAATGACCTGCCGTCATCCTACTATACACCCGTGTATGATACGGGAGTGCTGAGCAAGGTGGGCGAGCGCAGGATCCACCTGCCCGAAACCGGAGGCAGCAATAACGGCAAGCGGTATGTTGAGGCGGCAGGCATCAATCACTTCACCAAGGCGGTGGAGGTTGCTGTAGTGTTTGACGACATATTCCCTCGCATGGCCCTCAAGGTTGCCTCGGTGACCACTGAGCAGAAGGTGCAGGACATCGTCCATGAAGATGACAGTGTCGAGCGTCAGAACTGGACGCAGTATAAGATCACGGCCACCAAGGCCGACGGCTCTGCGTTCCATTTCGACACCCGGTACATTATGGACGGGAACAGGCTGCAGGCGGTGTTCACCGCTCCGGGAAGTGTACAAAGTGACGGCTTCAAGCTGGCGGGTATGACCTTTGAGGTGGGTTTCAACAACTACACGCAGGTGTACACCATTGTCCGCAACGAGGACTATGGTGTGTCAATACCGAATGAATACCTGTACCCATCTGTGGGTGACACATTCTTCCTAACGGGCTGGAACCCGAAGGCGATTACGGAACTTACCATCGTGGCCGATGCCGAGACCGAACTGCTGAATACTGCCAAGGCATACCGTGACGCCATCCAGCAGGGCCAGTTCACGTTCACCTGCCACATGATGAGCGACATTTTCTGGAAGTATGCCTACGGAGGCCGCAATGCAGAGGGTAACACTCCCAAGACCTATGGTCTGCTTGACCTGGGGGCAAAGGTGACCATCAGCAATGCCGCCTTGCCCAATGGCAGCAAGACGAGCCGCATCATCGGCTATGAGTATAAACTTGACATCCCGTACGACACGCCGACGTATGTCATCGGCGAGACGGATGCCTATTCCAGGTTGAAACTGATAGAGAAAAAACTGACGAAACTAACATAACTACCGAAATGGAAGAAATCAGAATCAGGCCAGTGCAAGGCAACTGGATGCAGCTCGGGATCCCGCTGACGCTGAAAACGGTAACGATGGTTAATGGTGAGCCGGAGGTAACGGTGTCAGAATTTATTCCGAATCCTTCTTATCCTGTTGAAATCGTGTTGAAACGCGGTTCGAAGGAGCGTCGATATGAGGCTCGGATGGACGGGAACATTGCCGTGTTTGAGGATGACGGGACATTGGAATCCGGCATCTATAGCATGACGATACTGTGCCGCGACGGTGCCGGAAAGAAGAAGCGATACAAGGCGCGTGATGCAGTCAAGGTGGTTGACCTAACCGCAGAAGCCGGCATTGAGCCAAGCATAGAGTATGACTCGGAGATCCATGTACTTGATGCTGCGGTGTTCATGGCCGTGAGCGGAGTTGGCATTGCAAGGTGGGAAATCACCGAGAGCCATGAAAGCGGGGGAGAGAATGTGCTGAAGATTATTCTGACCGACGGCAGAGAATTCACGTTCACTGTTCGCAACGGTGTTGACGGCAATGCAGTGCTTAGACATGAAGCATTGAGCGAATCAGCATACAATGATCTTGGCGATAATGTGAGCGACACGACAATCTATTTAATACTCGAGGACGAATGATCAAGGTGGGGTTGAAAGACGTGATTGACATCCGTGTCGGTCGCAGGGCCGTCCAGGCGGTATATAAAGGGACCCGGCTGGTGTGGCAAAAGATAAAACATCACAGCGCATGGTTCCACAGCAGTGGCTGGACGCATGATCGAGGCTGGTTCCATAATTAACAACTTAATCGTATTACAAAATGGCAAAAGAGATAATCATACCAGGTCTTAACCTGTTGACCTCGCTGGCCGATGCCTGGGGAGGCGAGAACCGGTCGGGCAAGACCCAGCGCATCTACGGTGCTGACATCCCCGACGGCTACAAATGGGGCGTGAATTTTGAGGAACTGGAGCGTTTCATCAAAACGCTGTTTAATGGTCAGATCCCATCGGCATTGAGCTCCGGCAAGATCGGTTGCCTGCGCACCTGGGAGGACGGCGATGAGGAACTTCATCTGCTGGGCTTCGCCTCGCTCGCAGACTATGAAACCTGGTTTAATGACCACGAGTCGGTGACTCCCATCAGTAACATCATCATCCCCAAGGGGGGCGGGGCGAACGAACGCTTCCGAGCTGTGCTGGAGAGCGCCGCGGATGCCAATACCCCGCTTGTGGTGCTGGAGCCGAGCCTTGACGTGACGCTGCGTTTCATGTCGATGATCTACAGCGGAGGGCAGTACATAGACCTGGGCGAGAACGGTACCATCACCATCTACCGCAGTACCGACGGCGGTGTCACCTGGTCGCCGGCAGGCACTGCCCCGATACGCAGTGGGGTTGACACGGTCATCAATGTCGGCAGATACCTTGTCAAAGACCGTGAAACCATGATCCGTGCTAAAGCGTCATTCACTTATAACGGCAATGTGGCTGAGTCGGTTTTTGTCAACCTGTGCACAGCGACATATACAGTATTGTCGGTTAAGAACATGACCGATTACACACGTCCGTTAAACGCGGGCAACGGGTATATCTCGCTGGCATTTGCGGTTCTCGGTTCTGCAGACAAGACTCTTCACGTCGAGGTCAGCGCATCCGAGGCCTACGATACCAGCACTCCAGTATGGTCCGCCTCGGAGTACATTGACCGCAATACAGAATATCCCGAAACGAGCACAAAGGGTCTCACCGTGAGCAACACCAATGCCCTAACGCATGGTGTCCACACTGTCAAGGCATGGGTGACGTGTGATGACGGCACAGGCAACGAGCTGTCATCGGATGTTGTTATTAACCGCTTCATGGTTATCAACCCGGACACGACTGGAGCGGACCTCACCACGCCCAGGCTGATGCTGCAAGAGGTAGTCGGTCGCATATCCAACTATGTGGATTCAAGGATCGCCTCCTTTGCGGTATGGATTCCTGATCCGTCTGATCCTACCGCACCGTCTTCAGACCCGCTCCAGCTGGTCATCAGACTGACCGACGGCAGTGGCGGTGTGGAGTACTACCATAACGAGCCGACCGTTTACAACAACATTTCTTATCCAATCCAGACAACGGTTGAGATCGAAGGTGAATCCCCACTGTACTATGCCTACCTTCACATATATCGTGGCAGCATCAACTTCATGCAAGAAAGCACCGGCCGCTCGCGCGTCACTGTTGAAGTCGACAACAGCGAGAGCTACACGGTAGTGCCTGGCGCAGACTTTGTGCTGAATCCCAAGAACCGTGACAACGGAGAGAGTAATCCCTGCACGATTATCAACCAGCGCACGGGGCAGGTGGTTGACGGATCAACATTCGAAGGTTTCAACAAGGTGACCGACTTGTGGATGACCGCACAAGACGGTCAGAAGGTGCTTCGTGTCCTGGCCGGTTCCCGTGTAACCATCAACTACGAGCCGTTTGAGCAGTTCAAAGCTGACGGTTCGTCGCAGATGACCCTTGAGCTTGATTTTGCCGTACGCAACATCACTCAGGAAGATGAGCCGATGATTGACGTGAGCCAGGTCATCAGTGATGAGCTGCTGGGAATGAGGCTGCTGCCTCTTATCGGCGTTATTAAGTGTGTCGGTTACCAGATTGATGACACCCAGAATTTCGGTTGGCAGGAGGGCGTGAGAACCCGCCTGACGCTGGTACTTGACCCATCGTTGACCGTCAAGGCCAATGATGAGCTTACGTGGCAGCAGACCTGGAACAATAAGGAAAGCCGCCCGCTGTCACTTGCCAAGGTGTACCTCAATGCCGTACCGTACCGCGAACTGGTGTATGCCAACAACCAGGCCGAAACGGCACAGGGCCGCCTTCCTGCCGCCGGCACCTGGTGCAGAGGCAACGGCCACGGAGGCATCAAGATTGGCAACCCGCATGCTGACATTGACATCTACAGCATCCGTTGCTACAAGAGCGCCTTGAGCGCAGAGAATGTGTTGCAGAACTACATCGCTTCGTTGCCAGACGCTGCATCCAAACAGGAGAAGGCAAGCCGCAACAAAATCACGACAAACGGACGCATCAGCTATGAGAAAGCCAAAACTAAATACCGTTGCCTCACCCTGGTTGGCCAAGATCAGTATAAGGGCAACCAGGACAAGAAGAACGGCTATCCCTGCTATTGGCGCATCGACCATGACACGCCGTCTTTGAGCGGCACTATCGGCAAAGCCGCATACCAAGCGTACGTTGACGGAACCCTAGGGGACAAAAAATGCCTGATGGTGACCGCCCAGGGCACCACAGCGAATACCTACTGGGACAACAACGAGCAAACCAAGATAGAAGGCATCACCTACAAAGTCAACATCCCGTTCTCAAAGGTCCATGCCGACTTCGGTTGGAACCCGGAGATGAGTTCCGGTGATGGTTGTGAGTGCCCGATGTACTTGAACGGAACCAGAATTGAGGGGACGTCTTATGCGTCACTGTCCGACGATATGAAAGCACTTGTCACCATTGATGTCCTTGACGGCTGGTTTGACGGTGCCGGCTGGAGCGAGTATGTTGAGGAAATGGGAATGTACCATGGTCAATTTTACACCAGCCACGCAGGAGGCGCCAAATGTTCCAAGCTCGTCAACAAAATCAACTATGCGTCGAGCATGCAGTCACACAAGATGGGAGCCACACGCTTCTACCATGATGTGATGATGGAGGTTACTGGCGGCAATTCGGTAACGGCGAGCGGTGCGAGATTTGCTGTCTATGAGGAGTGTTTCATGCTGTTCACCGAGCATCCCGATGACAACGGCAAGGTGGAGTTTAGGGGACTGTGCACGTTCGGCGATGGCAAGTTTGACAAAGCGGTCTTCGGATTGAAGTCAAAGAGTGGCACATTCGCCTTTGAGGGATTGCAAAACAATATCCCGCTGTGCGATTTCCGCGTACCCGCCGACGGTGCGGTCACCTACGACCCTGACGAGGAAAGCTGGATGTATGCCGGTGTCAAGAGCTTTGAATACGGGCTTGGCAAGACGAAGACCGTTGACGGGAAGAAGTTTCCGACAGATGCCGCGGAGGCTGCTTTCAGACGGTTTGTCAACTTCGTATATTGCCACAACACATCGTTAAGGCCTTTTGTGGGCAGTTTTGACCAATTCACTATCGCCTGGAACGGTCTAGATGAAGATAGCCGCAATGAGATGTTACACTATCAGTACTGGTGCACTGATGACTTTAAGCTGCGCCGCTATGACTTCACCGCCCAGGAGTGGACGGGTGCCGGCACTTGGGACCAGGACAGCATGGCTTACACGCCAGGCGATAGGGATTTGCGGCAAGACACGATGACGCGTGCAGCCTACCTCCAATGGCAAAGTGGCCAGGATAACGGTGATTTCGATAAGCTCAACGAGGCATTCATTAACGCTATCGCTAACCATGGTAGGGAAAATTTCGGCAGTGTTGCCGACGTGGAAAACTTCAAGACCCATTATAATGTGGTCAATTTCCTGCTGGCGGGCACGGACAACTGCTCGAAGAACATGTACTACCAGTACGACCCAGATACCGGCCTGATTGGCCTGGACGGTGATGACCTTGATTCCATCCTGCCCACCGACAATAACGGAAACAACACAAAGGTTTATTTCCTGGACCGCATCCATGACGTGATGGACTACGTGAATGGACACAAGCCCCAGATCGACTATGAAGGCAGGGCATCGGCTTTGTTTAACTTCATCGAGGTGGCCTATGAGAAAAACTCTGATGAGCTGCGAACCAATATGCGCACCATCCTTCAGGCCATGATCAAGCTGTGCGGCGGCAACAACGCGAGCCTGATGGGGTGTTTCGAGAAGTATTTCTTTTCTATCCAGACCTACTTCCCTGAGGTCGCCTGGTGCGAACAGGCTCGCCTGCGCTATGAGTGGCCCAAGTCGTTCGGCTACATCTCTACTGGCGAGCAGGCGCGCAGCATCGACCCGATCACGCAGCAGGTAGGCAACCAGATTGAGGCGGAACGCCAGTACATGAAGCGCCGCATTGCCTTGATTGCCAGCTATGCCGCCTGGGGGCAGTTTGCGGCCGCGGCGGGAGAAACAGGGTTAAGTGACGCTGGCTCTTCCTTGTCGATGGTTCCTGGCTCTGGCCGCACAGGCAATAATTACAGGTTCTCTCTTGTCCCGCACCAGTGGATATACCCGGTTGGAAAGATGGGTAATGGCATCGTTGACCCGCACATCCGCGTCGCCCCTGGCATAAATGCCGAATTTGTCAACAGCAGCCTGTCACCTATCGGCGGTGACCAATCAGCTGTGCTTGCCGCATCGAATTACTACAGGAAATTCGGCAACCTTGGCACAATGGTTGTCGGGAACAGCGATTTTCAGGTCGAAGCCAACCGTTTGACAGACCTTGTCGCTGAACCGGCAGCAGGGAGTACGGCGTTCAGCCCCCAGAAACTGAGCTTAACTACACCCAACCTTCGCAGAATGTCATTGCGCGGATGTTCTGCGCTGGGTGGCACCCTGAACCTGTCGGCACTGACGCGTCTGGAGTCGATAGATCTGTGGGGCACATCGTTCACGTCGGTGGAACTGCCATCTACAAACAAGTTGACAATGCTGTCGCTGCCGGGCACGCTGACTTCGCTGGTTATTGATGGGCAGCCGAGCCTTTTGGCATTGACAATCGAAGGGATCGACAACCTCGAGACATTGAGGGTGACCGGCAATACGGCGATCAATGCTGCCGTGCGTGATATCCTGGACGACGGATGGGGCGTAGCCAGTGAGCCTGAAACCATTGCGCTGTCCTCACTGACACTGAGAGAAGTGAATTGGACGGTGGGCACGACGTTCCTCAAGGGCCTGCTGGCTGTTGACGACGTTGACATCACCGGCAGAATTACTGTAACGGGCATCGTTAACATGCAGTTGGCCATGCGTGTGCTCGCCAAGTTCCCGGGTGTGTTTGATGCAGGAAGCCCGCTGACGATCATATATGCCAATTCGACAGCTATCACAAGTGCCTCTCTCAAGCTGGATCAGGATGGTGTTAATCCTGACTATATTGATACGGTGGGCGATTACCCGCTATTGGTGACAACTGCGCCGCCAGAAGGCAACGATCTGCGTGGCATCACTTGGGAGATTGACCTTGGACTAGCCAGCGGACGCGCCAGTGTTTCTGATGATGGCGTGCTGCATGTCGAAGCCCTCAACCAGGTAGTGGACGGTGTAACCGATAAAAATCCCATTACAGTCACAGCGGTTATCACAACGGCGTCTCAAACGATTAGAGCGGAATTTGTTACAAGGCTCTACCATAGGGATGCAGAGGTTGGTGATTATTTGTATGCTGACGGCAGTTTCAGCGACAGATTAAAGTCAGGAAAGACCGTAGTCGCTAGGTGCTTTTATGTCAATCCGAATGATAAAACAGACCGATTAGCGGTATCAGTAGAAAATATAGTGCAAGATGCATGGGGGTTGAGTACTTATGGTTCTGGTGCAACAGGAATCACCCTGCCTTCGGGGTATAATGCTTATGATACCCCTGTAGAAAATACCACCAGTGCTGGAACTCGTGATGTTGATAATGTGCAATCTCTCGAAGACTTTGACAGCTACGACGCAGGAACGGCTATGCGTGACTTCGGCTTGGTTACTCTTGATGAAGGCATTGGACAGTTCAGCGCAGGCGACACTATCCATGTCGGGCACTTTAAGACATTGCAGATTATTAATCATCGTGACAAGGTACTGCAGGAAGTATCTGGTGATTCAATGGTCGGGGGGGTGGACTTATCAGAACCTATCGAACCTATAGGTTCCAAAACCGAAAGAGATGTACTTCTAGAAAGAATACAAACAATAGTGAGTGCAAAAGGAGATAAATATCGCCAGTTTTATTACCCCGCTGCAAGCTTCTGCCACGCTTTCCAGCCGAGTATTAGAAATAATCAAGGTGAGGTTCTAGCTGAACACTTAAAAGCGCATAACTGGTTCCTCCCCTCTGTAGGAGAAATGGCAAGGATTTATTGGTTGCAAACCAACGGATACTTTGCTGGCGAATGGACTGCATTGGGCAGTGACTACTACCATACATCATCGGAAAATAATCAAACTACCGATTGGTTGATAAAAGGCAATACCGGAGAAGTGTACGGAGCATGGGGCAGCACTGCCGCCAAGACTGAAAAAAGATACGTCCGTGCGGTGGTCGCGTTTTAATGAAATTTTGACTTATTCATTTATCAAATAGAAAGGCATGAAACAACAGTCAATTAACTTGCCCCCATTGGTAAGCGCAAGGCGCGACCTGGGGCAAAACATTTTCACCGTGGCGTTCGACATCAACGAAACGGCTGATGGGTATGAGTTTGGAACGGCGGAACTTCCGCCTGGTATGTGGCGAAAAGACCTGATCATCTCGGCGATTATCCGGGCCAAGTACAGTGCCGACGAGATGGAGGCCATCACGAACAATGTGCTGGCCGACATCACCGACCGCAACGCCCGCGAGGAACACAGGGCGATGCAGCAGTGGCGCATGAAGGCCAAACAGTGGGCACGTGAGCTGATGCAGTGGGCAGCGGATAACGGCATGGCTGAGGCTGAGCTGATGCCCGACCCGGCACATGAGGATCCTGACCCGACCATCGAGGGGGCAGACGGCATCGATACGCTGTCAGCGGCTGTCATCCTGGCCAAGGATGACGCGGAAACCCTCGAGGACGAGAAGGCGATGGAAGTGCCGGAACTGTTCCCGCTGTGGGCTGACCAGATCGGCAAGCAGCTGAAGGCTGGCGAGCGTTACACCTACCGACGCCGCCTCTACAAGGTGCTTCAGGACCACACGGCTCAGGCAGATTGGTCGCCGGACGTGACAGCATCGCTGTTTACCGAGGTGGCCGCATCGCCTGAACAGGGCACGCACGACAATCCGATACCGTACAACGGGAATATGGAGCTGGTGGAGGGACTGTATTACTCCCAGGACGGCGTCGTTTACAGGTGCATCAGAAGTACTGGAACGCCAGTGTATCACGACCTAAGTGATCTGGTCGGGCTATATGTCCAGGTTGTCAAATAGCATAGGAGGGGGCAAATAAAAAGCCCCCAGCCCTGTCATAAGTCGTCCTACTTACTTAAAACAGACCCACATCGGGAGAGGCTGGAGGCTGTGCCTTCTTCCTCCCGATGTGGGTTGTTTATTCATAAGTAGGACACTGCAAAGATACAAATAATTTTTGACATGACATTATATGAATTTTTGGTCATCAATAAAGAGATCTTCAAACTAAAGCAGAAATTCGGAGCCAAACCAGATGATTGCAGGTATATCGATCTTTACCGTGATTACCTGCAGTTGCGCGATGATGGGGAGAAAGTGACCTATATTGTGTCTCTCCTGAGCGAGCGCTACCACGTGAGCGAGCGCAAGGTGTATAGCCTGGTGAAGCGTTTCGGCCAGCACTGCTCGGTCTGTGCAGTGTGATTGGGTCAGGAAGTGCAGCGGGGGAAGACAGAAAAACCGACCTTTGCTGCATGGAAAAGAAAAAATTATATCTGTCGGCACCGCTTCCTTTTGTGGGTCAGAAGCGGAACATCGCCCGCCCGTTTATCAAGGTGCTTGAGCAGTACCCTGATGGCACCACCTTTGTTGACCTGTTCGGCGGCAGCGGTTTGCTGTCGCACATCGCCAAGTGTCAGAAGCCAAACAGCAAGGTCGTGTATAACGACTACGACAACTACCGCGAGCGACTGGAGCGCATACCCGAGACTAACGAGCTGCTTGCTCGGTTGCGCGAGATCTGTATCGCTATCCCCAGGAAAGCGCCTATCACTGGCGAAGCTAGAGACCAGGTGTTGGCAACCATCGCCGCCCATGAAGCGCGCTATGGGTACGTTGACTATATCACATTGTCGCCCTCGATCTTGTTCTCGATGAAATATTCGATGAGCCTTGATGCCATCAAAAAAGAGGGGCTGTATAACAAGATCCGCACCACTGACTTCGCCCCTGCAGGCGATTATCTGGATGGATTAACCGTCACCAGTGCGGACTATCGAGATGTGTTTGAACAATACAAGGACGAGCCTGGTGTGGTGTTCCTAGTTGACCCTCCTTACTTGGGCACCGAAGCCGGAACCTACAAGATGTACTGGAAACTCAGCGACTACCTCGATGTGCTGACGGTGCTGAAAGGTCACCGCTTCATCTACTTTACCAGCAACAAGTCCAGCATCGTTGAGCTGTGTGACTGGCTTGGCCGTAACCAGGATTTGGGCAACCCCTTCGACGGTTGTCATGTGGTCGAGTTCCACGCTCAGATGAACTACAGTGCCACTTATACCGACATGATGATTTATAATGCCGCTTGAATGCCATAAGAACGACATTTGAAGAAGCTAGGTTAGACCTGAACGTATAGAGAAAACGTCGCCTGATGTGATTTGAAATACATCAGGCGACGTTTTATAGGTTGAAGACCGTTTCGTTTTTTTGAATGAACCGCAGAAAAACCGTTTCGTTTTAGATTTGGCACACGATTCGTTTTGCGGATTATACATGATGCGTCCCAGGATCTCCCAATTGAATAAAGCATTGTCATCGGCAATCCTTGCCTTGAACAGGTCAAAGTCGCCTACAATCAGTCGTTTGCTGGCATCATCAAGGTGGAAAACGGGATTAGTCTTAATGAAAATGAAGCCCTTGGAAGCCCACACCATTTCTGGGTTGAACTCTTGCAGGAAGTCAGGCGACGCCACCAGGATATCTGCATCAAAATCGCTGGAACACGATACCTGGGATATGGTATTAGACATCTGCCAGATGATCAGGTCATCGGCATGGGCTTGATGGATGTGCTTGCCATCGCTGAAGGTCAGCTCACCACTGAGCACAACAATATGGACGTGCCCCTCGCCCAAGAAACTCGCCGGTGATATCTTGTCCTTTACCGCATTAAACAATGCGCAGCCATTACCTGGTTCCATCATCACCGCAAAGTTAAGTATTATTTTTATTCATCTTACGAAATAGCCGGAAGAATTATCCGTTTTTCCCTCTTTCACTATCAAAATCAGAGCCCCAAAAGAACTGGTTACAAGGTTGTCGCACCCAATTGGCCGCCCCGGCAAGCACCTTGTAATAAACGCCCCCGGCCAACACCTTCACGCCGTCCGCGGAGGCAAGCTCGCTTGCACTGTACCGAACCGCAACCCAATTTTTATGCACACGTCGGCACTCTTCAGAGAGCCGGTGCACTGCACGTAGTCCAAGGTCTCGATCATCTAGCCAGTGTCTGGAGATAGCTTTCTACTTGCTTCCTAAGAACTGGCAGGTCGTTTGTGTATGTATCCCAAACAAATTTCGGACTGGCGATATAATAACCGTGAACCAACACGTTACGCATGTCTATGATTTCACGCCATGGCGTTTCGGGCGTTTCATCTCGAAATTCTTTAGTCAGCATATTTGCAGCTTCTCCAATGATCATGATGTTATAAACGACTGCATGAAAGCACATTCTGTCATTAGACATATCATCAATCGTTTTGCCAGCCAGGAACTGACAAACATTATCAATACACTCAAGGATGTGCTGAAGTCTGTCTTTATCTTTAGATCGCTCTCTCAT